AATTATGTTAATTAAGAAAGGATTTATTATGTTAAGTATAGACATTGCTTTGTACCACCAAGAAACTGTGAAAATGAATGGTAATTTTAAAACTGTTGAGGCTGAATCAAAAGAAGATTTAGTGGTTATTTTAGAAGACGAAGATAATAAAAAATATTTGTATTTGTTGCCTAGAGTTTTTAATTATAAAGATAATGTTTATAAAAGTTTAAACAATTTCATTGCCACGGCTTTCCCTAATGAAAATGTAACAGAGTCCTTGAGCATGACTGTAAAAGATTACGGTGACTATATAATTAAAGAATAGTTTGACAAATTAATTTTAATTGGATTACAATATTATTATATTAAATAAGGAGCTTTAAAAATGAGACACACAAAAATAAATCAAAATGGTAGTGATGGCAGATATATGGTTTGGTTATTACAGACTGATAATGACGGGCTTGGTAATAAAATCGAAACAGTTATTGAGATGAAAGATTTTGCACAAAAAACTAGGGCAAAGAACTATCAAAGAAAATTAGAGACTCAAATTACTTATGATAGAACCATAAACCAAGAAATACAAAATACATTAAACAAAATATAAATAAAGGAGTTTTAAAATGAAGAAAATTAAACCGTTTTTTATAGTGTTTAAGAATGATTTTAGCCATCCGTATTGGATTAAAAAACTAATGTTGTATAAAGCAAAAAAGATTAAAAAACCTTCTCAATTTCAAATATGGAAAGAGTTTGATGATACAATAATTTGGGATTCTCCAATTTATGAGGTATTAGATTATTTTGATAATAGAGAAGACGCAAAAAATTTTGTTAAACTACAAATTAAGGAGCTTTAAAAATGTCTAGAGATTTTGAAATTCATAACTTATCTAATTTAACAGAAGAAGAACTGTGGGAGTCTGTGGATGAATTAAAAAGTATGGTTGAAGGTGAAATAGAATGGCGAAAAGAATGTGCTGAAAAAGAAAAAAAGATAAAAATACCAACAGAATTGTGGGTTGAATTATATTCTGAGCTTTCTTCATATGTAGAAAATAAATGTTACCCAGAAGAAAGTGAAAGATCTGAAGATAATTTTTGTGGAATAGTTGATGAAGTAGAAGGTATATTAGAAAGTTACTTTAGAAAGTAAAAAAAGATTATTTTAAAAATAAATTAGATTTTGTTAAACTACAAACTAAGGGTAAATAACAATGACTAACTTAACTAGTATTGATTTAGCACGATATCATCAATTCAAATTTAGACCTAAAAAGGATTTAAAACCCTCGCCTAGGGTAGTTTCTGAGCTTGATATTGTGGTGTATATATACAACCACTCTGAACAATCTACATATGTCTACTGTGTGCCGCATGAGTACCAGCCACTACTACAACAAGCAATTAGTGACATATTGCTTGAGTTTCCTAGTGGCACTACTTACACAATTAAACAAGCCAAGGATTGTCCAGGATTCCAATTAATACCAAAATATAGGTTTTTCCAATGAAAACATTTTTAATATTTATTTTACTCTTTGTAGTGCAATCTTGTGCTATACTTTCATTTATTTACATTAATCAATTTTAAGGAACTGTAATGCAATATATAATTAAAACTAATATTAAATTAACTTTATTGTTAATTAGTTTTTTTCTGTCAACATTGTTAATATGCTTAGTATTTTGTCAAATGCTACCTATGTACTTGCAGTTAACTGGTTTAATAGCTTTATTGTTAACTACTTTTGGTGGCTTTACATTAGCTTTAAGCTGCAAATATCTCTATGATTTAATTAACAAGGAGCTAAACAAATGAAGTGTATTTCTTGCAATACAATTCTTACAGATTACGAAAACTCTTTAAAAACAACGTCGCATGAGTACGTTCAAATGTGTTCTAGTTGTCTGCCTAATTCTGTTGTTGTTTATGGCAATGAATCATTAATAACCAATGAGGATTTAAGTTATAATTATGATGATGTTGGTTATCTTGATGACTCAGACATGAAGTTTTTAAAGTAAAGGAGATTTAAAAATGATTTTATTACACGAAGAAACTGGAAGTGCTTACAAATTAATTAATAATGCTTTATTTTCAGCACCATTATTTAAAAATGGTGGAATTGATAATGAAAATTGGAGTGAAGTTTATATAGAAATTATAGCAACAAGTCCAATTCACCAATTAATTTATGAGAAATTAAAGAACTGAAACTAAGTATAAACACTTATAGACAGATTTTTATAAATGTGTATAATGCTTCTCTAAAGAGCAATTTTAACCACTTAAACAAGAAAGTGATAATTATGGATTACTCTCAATTATTTACAAATTTAAATAAAAATAACAATATTAATAACATAGATACTGAAGAACTGGTCAATGGTTGGTTTGCAGAACAAAAGCAAGATCAAGCATTTAAAGATTTACAAGAGATAATGTTTTTGGTTGACTCTCTCAGCACTAGTGGTCAAATGACACTAGACCAGATTATCTCTAAAATTAAGGAGTCTAATAATGCCTAGTAAACTACTAAGCTCAGGTAATCCTTGCGACAAGTGTGGCTCTTCTGATGCTAGAGCAGTATATGATGACGGACACGAGTATTGTTTCAGCTGCAACACTCATTTTCCAGCACCATCAGAAAAGCCATCAGAAGCTCCTAGACAGCCTTCTACGGCTGAAGTGTTGTCTATCAAGCCTAAAGCCATAAAAGACCCTTCAGGAGCTTCTCAGAGCCTCTCAGATAGGAATATTACCAGGTCTACTTGTGAAAAATACAATGTTACTGTTGATAGCTCTGGTAAAATTATGTTTCCTTACGGCAAATCAGTTTACAAAGTCAGAGATAAATCTAAGAGGTTTTATTGGGTTGGCTCAGACTCAAAAGATACTGAAAGACTGCCACTCTTTGGCTGCGATAAATTTCTCCCAAGCTCTGCAAAATATTTACTGATCTCAGAAGGCGAGCTTGACTGTCTATCTTCATACCAAATGTCAAACGGTGTTGGCGCTCACGTTTCTATAAGAGATGGTGCTGGCTCTTCTTTAAAGTGTTGTAAAGAAGCATATGAATATATAAACAGCTTTCCTAATATTGTGCTTGCATTTGATTCTGATAGGCAAGGGCAAGATGCTATGCTTCAAGTAGCTGAGTTACTGCCACCAAAAAAAGTTAAGTTGATGAAGTTTAGAGATGGTTTCAAAGACGCTAACGATTACCTTGTAGCAAATAAACAACAAGAGTTTATCAAAGACTTTTGGGCTGCTCAAACTTTTATGCCAGATGGGATTATATCAGGCTCAACATTGAAAGACTTGGTGCTAGAGCCGTTAGAAAAGTCAATAGCTTACTACCCTTTTGGTGGCTTAAATGATCTTACTGGCGGAGTTAGGTCAAGTGAATTGGTTACTGTGTGTGCTGGATCAGGACTCGGAAAGTCTTTATTTTTAAAAGAGATTATTTATAAACTCTTAAAGAGTACTGAAGAAAACATTGGTTTATTGTTTTTAGAAGAGTCAGTTAAACGCACTGCACTATCGCTGATGTCTTTAGATGCTAATAAGCCACTACACTTATCAGAAACTGAAGCATCAGAAGAAGAAAAGAACCTTGCGTTTGAGTCAACTCTGGGAACTAACAGGGTTTACTTGTTTGATTCGTTTGGATCAACATCTGTTGATAACATAGTCAACAGGGTAAGGTATATGGCAAAGGCTCTATCTTGTAAATATGTCTTTTTAGATCACATATCAATCGTAGTATCAGATCAGCAACATGGTGATGAGAGAAGAGCTTTAGATGAGATTACAACTAGACTTAGAATGTTGGTTCAGGAGTGTAATATAACTCTCTTTGCTGTTTCACACTTAAAACGACCTAGTGGTACAGGTCACGAAGATGGCGCAGCTACATCTCTATCACAGCTTAGAGGCAGCGGTGCAATAGGTCAACTAAGTGATATGGTGCTTGGTCTGGAAAGAGATAGCCAGAATGATGATCCTGTTGAAAGACACACCACAAGAGTCAGAGTAGTTAAAAATAGATATTCAGGCTTGACAGGTAAGGCTTGTGCGTTGTATTATAATCACAAGACAGGACGCATGGAAGAAGTGATTGACGAGGACTTAGAAGAGAACTAACACAGCACAGAAGTAACACATATACCGTTATGTCTACCACCCTAACAAAGGAGAATTAATATGTATGAAGATGAATATCAAGATGAAAACATTAATGATGTTATCTACCACTTAGAGAATCAAGTGCATGATTTAAAACAATCATTAAAGTCAGCAGAAGTAGATGCTGCCTTTTTTGAGAAGAGTACACAACTACTTTCCAAAGAAATTAAACAGTGGAAAATTACTGTTGCAAAATTACAACAAGCTAATGAAGCCTATGCTAAACTACTTGACATAGACGAAATTGTATGCAATAATGATTCTTCATTAGAAGAAAAGCTAGAGGAACTGCTAAACTATGAAAAAACTAATAAACCACAGCGTCACTGAAAATAACAATGGTGTTAAAACACATTATGTTCTTTTTGATGACGGCACAATTTACTCAAGGCTAGAAACAAATGAGCAATGGCAAGAAGAAAGACCAGTTGATGTTTCTGGATATAGAAACAACAATGGATCACTCAAGAATACATCTAGTAGTAACAAAAAATCAACAGGGAAAGGTTGAATGTCACAGAAACGTGGAAAGTCTAAACCAATCAATAAAGGGCAAAACATTAATAGCTCACAATGGCATAGGTTTCGATTTTCCAGTTTTAAACAAACTATGGAACACAAAGATAAGATTGAACCAAGTTTTGGACACATTAGTTCTGTCAAGATTAATGAACCCACAGAGGAAACACAGTTTAGCTGCTTGGGGAGAAACACTAAAGTTTCCAAAGACTGATTTTAAAGAGTTTGACGAGTACTCAGAAGAGATGCAACAATACTGTATTAATGACGTAGAAGTATTAGAGAAAGTTTATCAAGAACTAAAAAAAGAAAGGACAGACTATGGATTTTCTCAAGAATGTATTAACCTCGAACATGAGGTTGCTTCAATCGTTTCAAGACAAGTCAGCAGAGGTTTTAGGATTGACTTACAGAAATGCAAGGAACTGGTGGAACGATTACGCACAAGAATGGAAAACCTCGAAAAACAGCTTCAACAATCCTTTCGACCCATCATCACAGAAAGGTTCTCGGAAAAAACAGGAAAAAGATTAAAAGATGACATTGAAATATTCAACCCAGCATCAAGACAACAGATTGCCAAAAGACTTACAACACTTGGCTGGAATCCCAAGAAGTTTACAGACAAAGGTACAGTCATTGTTGATGAAGCAGTTTTGGGATCAGTTGATATTCCAGAAGCAAAACTCATCTGCGAATACTTACTCCTTCAGAAAAGGTTGGCTCAATCTGAATCATGGATTAAGCATACGAATGACAGATCAAGGGTTTGTGGTAAGGTCATTACCAACGGAGCAGTCACAGGTAGAATGACACACCACAGCCCTAATCTAGCTCAAGTGCCTTCAGTATCAGCACCATATGGTGCAGAGTGTAGGGAACTATGGACTGTTGATCCTGGTCATAAGTTAGTTGGTATTGATGCTTCAGGGTTGGAACTGAGAATGTTGGCACATTATATGAATGATGATAACTACACTAAGGAGATTTTAGACGGAGATATACACAGTAAGAACCAGCAAGCTGCTGGACTTGACACTAGAGCCAAAGCTAAAACTTTTATATATGCTTTTCTCTATGGTGCTTCAGCCAGAAAGATAGGTACAATGGTGCAAAGTGACGGACAAGAAACCATAGATAAATTTATGGAGAATGTACCAGCACTAGCAAAGTTAAAAAAACGTATTGAAAAGACTATGCAACAAACACCAACATTACCTAGTTTAGATGGCAGAAGATTACACGTTAGGTCAGCACACTCAGCATTAAACACATTGCTTCAAGGGGCTGGTGCAGTTGTTATGAAGAAAGCACTAATAATATTTAACAAGTATATAAAGACTTATCAGTTAGACGCATACTTTGTAGCAAACGTACATGATGAATGGCAAGTAGAAGCTAGTGTTGATGATGCAGAGCTAGTAGGACAGTTAGGAGTTAAAGCTATCGTAGAAGCAGGTAAAGCATTAAATCTTAATTGTCCTTTAGATGGTGAATATAAAGTAGGTAATAATTGGAAAGAAACTCATTAAGGAGAAACTATGGAAGTAGCTAAACCAGTTAAGATCAAAGCCAACATTATGTGGTGTTTTCATAACAAAATTAATGCTATGGCAGAGAAATACACAGTTGACTTGTGCAACTTATCAGAACCAGCAGTAAAAGCTCTTGAGAAGATAGGACTATCAGTTAACAACAAAGCTGATAAGCCAGAAAAGGGTGACTTTATTGTTTGTAAAAGTAAAAGACCTATCAAGGTAATAGACTCAGAAGGTAATGATTTATCTGATATTGCTATAGGTAATGGTTCTGTTGCAGTTGCTATAGTAAGCTATTATGATTGGGAAGGCAAGTTTGGTAAGGGAAGATCGCCTAGTTTGCGTAGACTCGTTATAGACAAGCTAGTAGCCTATGAAGAGCCTAATGATGGTGAAGAAGATGATGGAGATGTTCTCTAATGATTGCTATAGTTGATGGTGATATCCTAGCCTATAAAATAGGGTTTGGTTGTGAAGATTATAAGCAAGAATACGCCATCAACAAATTAGCAGAATATTTAGAGGAGTTAGTGTTTATAAATGCCAACTGTGATGATGCAGTTGGCTACCTAACTGGTAGTAATAATTATAGAGACAAGATAGCTAAGACACAAAGCTACAAAGGACACAGAAAGTCAGGTAAGCCTAAACACTTACCTATACTTAGAGAATACATGGAGAAAGCATGGGGCTTTGAAGTACAGGAGAACCAAGAAGCTGATGATGCCATAGGAATAAAAGCATATGAGATGAATGAACAAGATTATGTCATATGTACTATTGATAAAGATTTAGATAATATCAGAGGTTGGCACTATAACTTTCAAAGAAACGATCTTTATTATCTATCAGAGAAAGAAACAATAAAACATTTCTATAAACAATTATTAACAGGAGACAGAACAGATAACATTCCAGGATTAAAAGGTATTGGAGATAAAAGAGCAGAAAAGATACTTGCAGACTTAGAAGATGAAAAAGATTTATATAACGCAGTGCTTGAAGAATATAAATACAATAGAGAATACTTACTAGAACAAGGACAGTTATTGTGGATAAGAAAGCAAAAAGACCAAATGTGGACTCTACCAGAGTATATAGAATAGTTTGGCAAGATGCTGTAGCAGACTGTGGTTGGGAAGAGACAGCCACAGCAGAAACGCATAAATGTATTACAGTTGGTTATGTAGTAGATGAAAATAAAGAAGCTATCTGTATTGCTTCTACAATATCAATAGATCACTCTAATACTCGTATGCACATTCCTAAGAAATGGATAACTAAAAAAGAGGTTATATATTTTGAAAACCAGCAGCAGAAAGAACAAGGGAAGAATGTTACAACAGTGGGTGAGGGATCAGATAGTATCGAAATTACATTTACAGACTGATGATGTTAGGTCAACATCTATGGGTTGTGGTGGTGAAGATGTGCTATTAAGTCCTACAGCAAGAGAGAAAGCTAATATATCTATTGAATGTAAGTCAAGACAAAAGGTAGCAGTATATGGTTTTTATGAGCAAGCAAGCACTAACTGTAGAGGAGCAGAACCAGTAGTGATAGTCAAGCAAAACAGAAGTAAACCTTTAGCTATTGTTGATGCTGAATATTATTTTAAACTTTTGGGAAAGGTTAACCATTGAAACATTTAATTATACCCGACACTCAAGTAAAACCAGGTGTTGATTTATCTTACTTGGAGTGGATTGGACAATATATAGTAGAGAAGAAGCCAGATGTTTTAATTCAGATTGGTGACTTTGCAGATATGCCATCACTATCAAGCTATGATGTTGGTAAAAAGTCATTTGAAGGCAGAAGATATAAAGATGATATTAAAGCAGCAGTTAAAGGTATGAATATTTTATTAGCACCTTTGAGGGATTACAATGAAAAATGTAGAAAAGATAAGAAGAAGCAATATAGACCAAGAATGGTTCTCACGCTTGGCAACCACGAAAACAGAATTGACAGAGCAACAGAAGGAGACCCTAAACTCTACGGCACTATTGGTATTGATGATCTCAGATACGCAGAAGCTGGTTGGGAGGTGTTTGATTTCCTTGATCCTGTTATTATTGATGGTGTGGTTTACTCTCATTACCTAGTTAGTGGTGTTATGGGTAGACCGATAGGATCAGCTTCATGTATGATTTCTAAGACTCACCAGAGTTGTGTTGTAGGACACCAACAAGGCAGACAAGTGGCATACGGTAGAAGAGCAGATGGATCATCTATTACTTGTATTATTGCTGGTTCTTGTTATTTACACAATGAAGAATACATGGGTAATCAGGGTAATAATCATTGGAGAGGTTTAGTAGTATTACATGAAGTAAAAGATGGACAGTTTGATGAAATGTTTGTTAGCTTAGATTATTTAAGGAAAAAATATGCTTATAAAAGATGAAGTACAAAAGTGGGAAAAACAGAAAGACTCTTTATGGGAAGATATGGACAATGTTAATCACCCGCCACACTATAACAGTGGGAACATAGAAACAATAGACTATATAGTAGATGTGTTAGGTAAGTATGAGGCTATATCATACTGTCAAGGTAACGTAATTAAGTACACAGGTTCTAGGTTGTTTAGTAAAGGTAAGCCTATTGAAGATGCTAAGAAAGCAAGATGGTATCTTGATAAGATGATAAAGTTGCTAGAAGAAACTAAAGGTATTAACTGGAGTTAATTATGGCATTGACAATTAGAGATATTTGTGATAAGCTCTATCAACTTGATGAGATAACATTATTAGAAGTATTAGATATAACATCAGAAGAAATAGTAGATAGATTTTTAGATAAAGTAGAAGATAAAGCAGACCAATTAGAAGAGGATTTAACTGAATGAACACATATAGTCAATTTATTGCAAAGAGCAGATACGCAAGGTACTTACCAGAGCAAAGTAGAAGAGAAGATTGGAAAGAATCAGTAGAGCGTTATGTTGGTTTTATGGTAAAACATTTAGAAAGTGAACATGGACATATGGTAGACCCTATAACACTTACTAGAGTACAAAGTGCTATAGAGAACTTTGAAGTAATGCCTAGCATGAGGGCTATAATGACTGCTGGTAAAGCACTTGATAGAGACAACACCGCTGGTTATAACTGCTCATACTTGCCTATAGATGATGCAAAAGCCTTTGATGAAGCTATGTATATACTCTTGTGTGGTACAGGTGTAGGGTTTAGTGTAGAGCAGCAATATGTATCACAGCTACCAGAGATACCAGAGCAGTTGTTTGAGTCAGATACAACCATAGCAGTAGCAGATAGCAAAGAAGGTTGGGCTAAGGCATTAAGACAGCTAATAGCTTTGTTATATAGTGGCGAAGTTCCTAAGTATGATTTATCTAAAGTAAGACCAGCAGGTGCTAGATTAAAAACATTTGGTGGTAGGGCATCAGGATCAGCACCACTAGACCAGTTGTTTCAGTTTACTATATTTAAGTTTAAACAGTCAGTAGGTAAGAAACTATCTTCTATAGACTGTCACGACTTGTTGTGTAAGATTGGAGAAGTTGTTGTAGTTGGTGGTGTAAGAAGATCAGCTATGATATCTTTATCAGAACTAGAAGATGATAAGATGCGTCATTGTAAGTATGGAGCATGGTGGGAATATAATCCACAAAGAGCTTTAGCAAACAACTCTGCTGTTTATACTGAAAAACCCACTGTTAGTCAGTTTATGAAAGAATGGCATAGTCTATATGAAAGCAAATCTGGTGAAAGAGGTATATTTAGCAGAGCAGCTTCTAAGAGACAGGTAGCTAAGAATGGTAGAAGAGATGATAACTTTGAGTTTGGTACAAACCCCTGTAGTGAGATAATTTTACGTCCATATCAGTTCTGTAACCTTACAGAGGTAGTAGTAAGGGCAGAAGATACTTTAGATACGCTAAAGAACAAGGTAGAGATAGCAACTATACTTGGTACTTGGCAGTCTACATTAACTAAGTTTCCTTACTTGCGTAAAGTGTGGAAAAATAACACAGAAGAAGAAAGGTTGCTTGGAGTATCTTTAACAGGTATCTTAGATAATAAGATGATGGGAGAGGTAAATGATACAACAAAAGAAAACCTACAAATACTTAGAGAAACTTCAGTTAAAACTAATGCTGAGTTATCCACTCTTCTTGGAATACCTCAATCTACTGCTATTACTTGTGTTAAGCCCTCTGGTACTGTTTCTCAGCTTGTTGACTCTTCCAGTGGCATACACACTAGGCATAGTCCTTATTACATACGCAGGGTTCGTGGAGATAAAAAAGACCCTTTGTCAAAGTTTTTACAAGAAGTAGGAGTACATACTGAAGATTGTGTTATGAAACCAGACTCAACAGTAGTATTCTCGTTTCCTATAAAAGCTCCAGATGGTGCTAGAGTTAGGGAAGATTTAACAGTTACAGATAACCTGGAGATATGGTTAATGTATCAGAACTACTGGTGTGAACATAAGCCTAGTGTAACCATTAGTGTTAAAGAAGAAGAATGGCTTGAAGTAGGCTCATGGGTATGGAAGAACTTTGATAACATATCAGGCATATCATTCCTACCTTATGATGGTGGTAGCTACAGACAAGCACCATATGAGGAGTGTACTAAAGAGCAGTATGAAGAGCTAGTAAAAGCTACGCCATCTAAGATAGATTGGAATAGCTTGGTAGAGGTTGAAGATAATGTTAAAGGAGTTCAAGAACTAGCTTGTTCTAGTGGAAGCTGTGAGGTGCAATAATGGAGATATCATACTCACCTATAAAAGGGTTTATGCTAGGCTTTGAATACGTTAATACTCAAGATGACTACCTATATAGTGGTAGTTATCTTGTTATTGACTTTTTTATAATTAGAATATGTGTGGACTTTGATGACTAATATACTTGTATTTATACTAGGAGTTACTGTAAGCTATCTTGTGTTGTTTAACAATCAAAAGCAAGTACATGAGCTATGGCAGACTGCTTATCAAACAGGATATGATGATGGACAAGCAGTAGGCAAAGCACAATTTAAACTTACTGATGAACAACTCAGATTAGAATGTGAATACTTACATTGGGAGACCTTAGATGGCAGAAAAAGATGATTCTGTGTTTTTAATGATTGTAGGAGCAATAGCTATTTCATTGGTAATGGCTTCTCCTATACTTGTACTTATAGCTCTGTTTAATATACTAATACTAAATTAATAGCTCCACACAGTAGGTCTAGGACGCTCTGTAGAGCTTTCTATGGAGTCCAAATGTAAGAACCTAGCACTACCCTTCTGTGCTACTCCTATGCCTGTCATACCCACTTTAAACGCTAATTCAAGCACTTTATAAGCATCACCACGATCTACCATTACATCAGCAGCACAACCAGTGGTATGTGCGCCCCCATTACGTTTAGTAGCTTCTATGGGGTGTGTAATGTCTCTGTATCCAGAAGATATTATCATAGGCTTATTATAATACTCTCTTAACTGGTTTAGCTTATCAAGAAAGTCTTGATTCATCTTTGCTTCTCCAGTATGACTACAAACAAACTCATCTCTAGTAAAATACTTACCAAAATTTACCATACAATTCCTTTCTGGTGGAAACCATGAATGTGCAAAACCAAACATTACTTAACAAGAGTGTCTAGCTTATCATCTTTGTCTTTACTACCTATAGAAGAGCCAAAATAATATGCAAGAACCATTGTCATAGCTGAATTTAACGCACCTAGTACGTATATCAAGATATCTTTAGCACCTGAGTTAACATCTACGTCAACAAAGATAACAACACAAAATAGTATAAATGATAGAGATACAGTTCCAAGTGCTAGTACAGGGGTGACTATTTTATTTAGGAAAGGTGCAGCAACTGATGTGGCTATCTCCATTTCACGTTTTCTAGCAGAATCTAAATCAGCAAACTCAGCTTCTATCTTGGCTAGTTCACCCTCTTGTTCTAACTTAGCTAGCTCTTGTAATGCTCTCTGTTTAGCTTTAGGGTCAGGGATAACCCTATCTAGTACCTTCTCTGCTACTGGTAATAAACCTGTCAATAGTTGCAACATTTATTTACTCCATTTACGTTTTATAAAGTTTCTTCATTAATTTACAGCCATCTATTGCTTCTTCTTCAGACCATGTAAATCTTTCATATCCATTTTGACATTGGTATATACATGAGCCTTCTTCAAACCAACTAAGCCTACAGTAGTAAACATCTTGTTGTGGAACTGTAGTTGCTATTAGTGTGCTAAACAGTATGCTAATCATCTACTAACCTCCATAATCATGTCTACTAAAGAGTATATTAAGTAAGATAGTAATAGAACCATTATAGTTATTGCTGATCCCATCTTAGTATGATATAGAAACGCTTGTCTCCTACGCATCTGTTGATATACTTCACGTTCTCTTTTAGCTTTGATATCTCTTCTAATCTTTATAAACTGACGATAACCAGTAATGCCTAGAAATGAAAGCTCACCAACATAGAACATACTTTTCAAGTCCTTCTCCATATCTTCAATCTTCTTCTTAGAAGCCATTTCATCAAAAGCAGCTTCAGTAGCAGACTTGGAGTAAGTAATCTTTTTGAACATAGAAGGCTTTTTTTCTTCTTGGCTCATATGTTCTTTTACATCTTCAACAGCAGTAGCCCACTTGCCTAGTTGAGTATATATCTCTTCTACTTCTTTGCCTACTTTAACAGCGGTCTTGAGTCCATTAAATATTGCAGTAGCTGTGGCAAGTGCTGTTATTGGGTCTATCATTGTTCAGTCATCATTCCTCTATTTTCAAACATTTCTTGAGATGTTTCTGCACCAACAACAGAACTAACACCTACTGGTGTTTTTTGTATTGTTTCTCCTGTTTTTCTTACAAATGTAGGTCTTGCCATAAGTATTAAATCAAATAATTTCTGACCTGCATCAGTATATAATAACCTACCTCCTACAATTCCCAAGCCACCTGTAGTAGCAATATCTGCTCCTGCTACTCCTGCTCCTCCTAAACCACCAAATGTTGTAAATCTTCCTAATCTGGTTAATGCTTCTCTACCTCTATAAAACTCAGCATCATTTCCTAACATTTCTACAGCTTCTTTAGCTTCTTTAGCTCCAGGTCTAGTATCAAAAAGATAACCCTGTTTCATTCTTGATAAATCAGTATCTCTAATAGCTTTTCTGTATGTTTCTGGAGTAAACAAACCTGCTGTATTTTTTATTTTTAAATCTCCAGAAGCAGTAATCATAGCTACTAATTTAGAATAGCCTTCATCAATAGCCCTTAAACTTTCTACAGCATTTTTTTGTGTTTTGTCTAATGTTTTATAAACTACGTTTTTATTTTGCTCATAAAAATTATCTTTTAGTGTATCTTTTATTGCTAAATATGCGTTTGCTAAACTTGTATTTTTTTCTAAATTAGCTGATATTTTTTTTCTTAATATTTTATCTATTTCTTTATATTGTTTACCTGTTAATTCATTTACTTTTTTAGGTAATATAATTTCTATACCTTTTTGATTTATTTTTTGAGAATCAGAAGAAAGAAACGTACGTTGCGATATTTCTTTATCTATAAATTTTTGCACTTCTTTTATATCATCTAAACTATTAAGCCCTTGTTTATTTAATTTATCTAAGAGTTGTTGACCTGTTTTTTGATTAAAATTAAACTTTAATCCAGAAGTGTTATATATATTATTGTAGCTATCATTTAAGTATTTTTTTAAATATTTTATTCCTTCAATACCTGTTTGTTTTGTTTCGTCTCCTAATTTATTAAAATTTATTAGTGCTTTACTGTCTATTTTTGCTAAAGTATTTGATATAATACCTTTATTAAAATTAAATACTTGAGAAGCCTGTTTTTCATCAATAGCTCCTCCTATTATAGGTATAAATTTTGCAAATTCTTCCATAGATTTAAACATACCACCTAATTTTTGACCTAATGTTCCTGTTACTCCTAACTTTCTCATTTCTTGCATAGCTTTTGTTCCTGGAGCTAATACTTTACCAGCAACCCCTATAACTTTTTCACCAACAACACCACCAACAGCACCTATACCTGCTTGTTTAGCTTTTTCTTTAACAAAATTATCTGTATCTGTTACAGGTGTTAAAGAACCTACAGCACCTCCTGATATAAGTGTTTGACCTGTTTTACCCAATGCTTTAGCACCTTGTGCTGCTCTTAAACCAACAGCAATATTAGCAGGATTAAGTATGTTTCCTAACAACCTATTAGTATCAAAACCTTCTTCGCCACGTTCTTTTTGATATTGTTCTTCTTCTGTTTTAACTAAAGCATCTACTCTTTCTGCTTCACTTCTAAAAAAATTACTAAGCTCGTTAGGTTTTAAACCACCAGCAGACGTAAGAAAAGATAATACTCTAGGTAATAACTGTGCCCCAGCATCTATAGGGTCTTTTATTCCCTTTAAAAATCCAGAATCAATAGCAGAATCTGTTTGTGGCTCTGTAACAGGTGTTGATTGAGACTCTTCAACTGGTTTTTCAGGAACAGGTTTAGGCTCTTCAATTGGTTTTTGCTGACCTTTTAAAAGAAACAGAGCATCATCACTCAACAATGAAGGATCGCCTTTATACATCTTTAATAATTCTTCATTTGTCATTTGTTCAGGATTCATTTAATTAGCCCTCTTTTTCTTAATTCTTCATTTATTAATTCTTCTCTATTTGTAGGCATTTTTATTTTTTCATTTAAACTATCTTCTTTTATACCTAATTTTCTTTTTTCACTTTTAAAATCACTTATAACTTTAGATTCTTTAACAATAATATTTTCAAGTATTCTTTTTAACGCCCCTTTTGAATAACCTAAAAAAGCACCTTTCATTTTTTCCATTTTTCTTAATTCTTCATTAGAGTCACTTCCTCCTAATTGTTGCATAGCACCAAGAACCCCATCTCCTACTAAAGATAAATATTCTGCTGTTCTATCTATTTTATTTGGGTCTACTATTTCAGATGGTAAGATATCTTTTAAGGATTCTCCTCCCATAAACCTAACCTCAGGAAAGAGACCACCAGAAACAATGCCTTCATCTAATAAAGTCAATGCTTTTTTAGCATTTTCTATAACTGTTTTTAATGCAGGAATATTTTTTGCTTGTTTTACTGCTGTTTCTTTTGCTAATTTTATATCAAACGCTTCTTGTATTTTATTATTATTATTATCTTGAACTGCTCTTAATAAATTTTCTGCTGTTTCACCAAGTATTTTTTGTTCTGGAGTTGCTTTTTCGTAATTATTAGTTGCTGCTTTTAATTTAGCAATAAACATAATAATCCCTGCTTCGGTTTTAGGAATTTTATCTACTCCTATTTGTTGCATTTCTAATTCTAATTTTTTTATGTCTAGTTTATCTTTTTTAGTTTTTAGTTGATTAATTCCTTCATCTATTTCTAATTTATTAGCTTGTTGACTAAGTTTAATAGCTAAAGATTGTCCACCAGCTTCGTTTGCAACAAGACTAGCTAGTTTTTTTAAACCTGATGAGGTAGCTGTGTTAATTGGATTCTGAGATAGTATTTTTTGTATTATTTCTTTGTCTCTTAATATTGAAGAATCTCTTGCTTCTTGTGGTGTTTGTTGACCAAACATACCTCTAATACTACCTTGTAACTGCTCACCACCCTGTAGTATTCTTTGAGTAATAGCAGCCATAGGAGACGAAACAGACATTCTTTGAACAGGTCTTTGTGTTTGTAATAAACCACCAAAACTAGCTCTTGTTGGCGGTTGTCTTACAGCTTTATCTAAAGTTTCTAATCCTGATATTCCTGAACCAAATAATCCTTTTGTTATTTCGCTTGCCATAATTAATTCCTATATTCTAGGTAGTTGTTGTGTTTTGCTGTTGTGATAAATAATTTAAAAAGTTATTAAATAAATCAGTTTGCTCAGTAGAAGCTACATTACCTTGTTGTGTAGGCAGCCCAAACAAACCTCTAGCACCTGATTGTAAACCCCTTATTCTTTCTATTTCTGATAACGCAACCGCTGAATCGTATCCTTGCCTAGCTCGTAAACCCTCTAGCTCTGGTTGCATTCTTAAAGAAGATATTGACCTAGCTTGTTCTAATGGAGACATAGCTGCTCTGTCAATGCCTTGAGCAGTTGATAATAACCCAGTAGCAAGTTGTTGCTGACTTGCGGCTTGTCCTAATCCCATTTCTTGTGCTGCTAGTGCTTCTTGTGCCCTAGCTTGTTCTTGTGCTGCAAACACAGACTCAGCTAATGGGTTTATTCTACGTTGTCCACCAACAGTAGGAGTAGTTACTCCAAATCCCATAAGACCTTGCCGCTGTAGTCTATTAAACAAATCTTCTTGTTGTCTTTGTCTTTGTGGCTCTGTTAATGCCCTAGTAGCCTCTAATGACTTTGCTGTAGCTTCTTCTCTAGTAGTAGGTAAATCTTTAAACATACTTTCAGCAGTACCAAGTGCAGATGTTTTTATTGGTTGGTATGCAATATCAGCAGTAGCAGTAGCTTCTTCTGGTGTTATTGTTCCTACACCTAAACCAGTTCTAACTGTAACTGGTTTAAATACTTTATCATAATCTGCTTGTATATCTTTACCAGCTTGTTGCAGTTTATCTTGTATTTCTCCTAAAGCAAAATAATCTATACCAGCACCAATACCTTTTTCTAATAAACCACCTATAGTACCTCCAAATATGTTTTTTAAATCAACTCCAGCAGCAGTTAATGTTCCTCCAACTGCGGTTGCTAATTCTTTTATATTGTCTGGTAAATTTTCAATTACTCCGCCAGATTCTGTAATAGCTTCGTTTATTGTGTTTATATCTTCTATATTAACACCAGCTTGTTCTGCTGCTTCTAATGACCTTTCTATGTTAGCAGCTTCAGAAGCATCAAAACCAGTTGTTATTGTTTCTCCCACCTGTTCATAACCACCACTAGAACCTATATCATAGTTAGTAGTAGACAATGCTCCATTAGAATAGTCTGTAACTTCTATCCCTGTACCTTCGCTTACAACTTCACCAGTAGCAGTATCAATCATATCTTGTTCAAAAGTTGTAAGTTTTGCATTAGGATAAGTAACTAAATTTTGATTAAACTGATCTGTTAAAGATGAATCTGGCAAACCATTTTTATCAAATATTTGAACAAAACCATCTTCCCCTTTGTCAAATGTGTATCCTTCTGTTGCTAATTCATTTAAGTATGCCTGAGGTTCAAGAGTATTTGAAATAGGTATTTTAAATCCTAAAGGATTATCACCATTTAAAAAACTTTCTGGAACACCTAAGTCAACTAAAGCATCACCAACAAATCCACTTTGAATACCATAAGTAGTTGCTCCTGCTAACACAGCTCCTAAAGCTATTGACTCAAGATTACCTTCTCCAGTAACTCCTCCTGCTACACCTCCTAAAATAGCAGCACCTATTGCTTTTGCTCCTGCTGTACTAGCAGCAGTACCTGTAACAAAACTGCCAATTTGACCAGCATAAGGAGCAACTATTAAACTACCTACTGTTGTTAAAGCACTTATTAAATTTTTATCAGAAGTATCTTTATATAATGGAAAAAATACAGGAGTACCATCTTTATCAAATTGAACTTTTAAATCAACACCACCTTCTATGCCACTATATAACTCACCAAAGGTAGCACCATTACCATAGTCTCTGTATAGCTCACCTTTAGTGCTAAACATATTAAGACGCTCACCTGTTTTTTTATTGTATAATACAGGTGCTTCATCTGGTAAAGTAGCTACATACTTTGTTACTTGTGATCCATATAAACCATCATTAGATACCATTGGTTTAACGTATTCGTTTTCAACAGTAACTGGTTCTGGTTCTGTTATTCCAGCAATATTAGAAAGACCTGATGGAGTGTATTGATAAGTTACTTCTCCTGTTTCTGGATCAGTTATTTGTTGTACTTCTTTAACATTATCTCTTACTTTTTCAGTTCTTTTTCCTATGTCTAATAAACTATCAACACCAGCTATGGCAATAGCTTCTGCTTGCCTACTAAATATGTTATCTAAATCTTCTGGATTAATATAATTAAAACCACCTAACTGTAAAAGATCATATTGATTTCTTAACTCTTGTTCAATATTAGCTTTTCTTTTATCTAAATCAACAGAAGTTTGTTCTGCAAAACCAGCACTAGTATCTATAAAACCAGTATTTATATCGTTTTGAGTACCAGTAAACATTCCTGATGTATCTTCTGCAACCTGTACTGGCTCTTCTGCAACTTGTACTGGCTCTTCTGCAACTTGTACTGGCTCTGATTGTGTTTGAGTAGTTTGTTCTTGCATACGTGTTGCTTGATTTATAACATTTTGTTGTCCTACAGGATCATTAACAAACTGACTAGCTTCTGTTAAAGTAGGTTGTCTATTATATACTAATCTAAATGCTTCAAAAAAGTTCATTAGTATGTACCTCCTTCAACTGTTCCGCCTGATATTGTTCCAGATAGCACAATATTAGTAACAGTAGCTGTGCCTGTTATAGCAGGACTAG